ATCCTTTTCTGACGCGAGCAGAGAAGGCAAAGAGAGTGGTCGTCAACTTAGATGACCTATTCGAGCAAAAAGATCACCAGTTCATCTAAGGAGAAACAATGGCAAAGATGGCAAGAAAAATAAGCGGCCCTAAGAAAGAACTAAAGGCCACAATGGAACAAGTAAAGAAAAGCAAGAAAGCAAGCCCATCACTTCATCAGAAAGACCTGGCTCGTATGTCTGGCGCAACCGCTGCAAAGGCTGCTTCCTTGAAACAACAGGAGCGCTACGCTAAAGGCAAGCCAATGAAACTGAGCAAGATTGGTGCTGCTGGAGCAAAAGCAGAACGACGTACCTTGAAGTCCTTTAAGTAAGGACCACAATGCCAAAGAAGAAGATAACTACATTTGAGGATTCCCTCAAGAAGTATGGCAATGATGTTACCAAGATTCCAGGGTGGTCCAGCCGTAATCCAGATGGCAAAGTAACCACCAAGAAGAAGACCAACAAAAAGAAGTAGGGCGCTATGGCAAAGAATGAACCAATGGGTGTTAAGAAGGCTGCCAAAACAGCACAGAAGAAAAAAGAAGAACTTGCTCGGTTTAAGGAACCCCATTACTCAACACGTGAACTAGCGGTAAAGAACACCAGAAAACTTAAGTTAGATGAAAAAGTATTTGGCGTTTCACGAGGTTCTTTGAATAAGACGCAGCAAAAGGCAGCCAATGTTATGCAAGCGCGTAGAGAAGCAGAGCGTACCCGTACTGCATCACGAGCAAAAGGTGTTGCTGCTCGTCAAACTAAAGCAGCGCAAGTACGTCGTCAAAAGCGATCACTCGGTAACTAACCGATAGGAAACTAATGTTAACAGTGAAGGAAGTAGCGGCTAAGGCATCTCGCCTGCAGACTCGCTACGCAGCGAGAGATCAGCGTATGCGCGATGTTCTCTCTGTACGTCAGGGAGACATCTCCAAGGTCTACCCGTCGATGTTCTCTGAGGAATATCCAAAGCCTCTCGTTGCCAACTTTATTGATGTCGCTGCACGTGACCTCGCTGAGGTAATGGCTCCGCTTCCATCCTTCAACTGTGCTGCAACAAATATGGTTTCTGACTCTGCTCGTAAAGCAGCAGATACCAGAACCCGCATTGCTAACTATTACGTATCCGCATCCGAACTACAGATTCAGATGTACACAGGTGCTGACTGGTTCAACACCTACGGTATGCTTCCAGGAATCGTAGAGATGGATTACGAGACCAACTCTCCTCGTATCCGCTTGCTCAACCCTTTTGGTGTCTACCCAGAGATCGACAGATTCGGTAGAACCATCTCGCTCGTCCAGGTCCTTGCGACAGATGCAGAGACCCTTGCTGCTCAATACCCAGAGTTCGCCTCGCAAATCCTACAAAGGGATTACACGCAGCAGGGCAGTCCGTATATGTCAGTGATTAGATATCACGACAAGGACCAGGACCTTATCTTCCTACCAGAACGTAACAACTTGATTCTTGCCAATACCCCCAACCCTGTTGGCAAGTGCCTGGCTCGTGTAGCCGTTCGTTCATCCATTGACGGCGAAGCACGTGGTCAGTTTGATGATGTTCTAGCGGTACAACTTGCTCGTGCGCGTTTTGCTGTATTACAGATTCAAGCCGCAGAAAAGAGCATCCAAGCGCCTATCGCTATTCCGCAGGACGTTCAGGAACTTGCTCTAGGACCTGACTCCATTATGCGTTCAGCCAATCCCCAGGCTATCAGGCGAGTACCGCTAGAACTTCCTCCAGGTGTCTTCACTGAGTCTGGCGTTCTTGAGCGTGAACTTCGTCTTGGCGCTCGTTATCCAGAAGTACGTAGCGGTAACCTCGATGCTTCCATTATCACTGGTCGTGGAGTGCAAGCACTTCAGGCTGGCTTTGATACACAGGTGCGTTCGGCACAAGCACAGTTTGCTCGCCTCTTTACTGATCTCGTTGCTGCCTGCTTTGAGGTAGACGAGAAAATCTTTGGCTCTATGACCAAGGAAATCAAGGGCGTAGATGACGGTACTCCATACACAATGAAGTACATTCCATCCCGCGATATCAAGGGTGAATACGGCGTAGATGTCCGTTACGGCATTATGTCTGGTATGGACCCTAACCGCGCTATCATCGCACTTCTCCAGATGCGTAGCGACAAACTCGTTTCACGAGATTATGTCCGTCGAGAAATCCCAATGGAGTTAAATGTTACGCAAGAAGAACAAAGGGTCGATATCGAAGAGATGCGTGATTCTCTTCGTGTTGCTCTTGCTCAGTATGCTCAGGCTATACCAGCGCTCGCAGCACAAGGACAAGACCCTACTTCAATCATTAGCCGCATTGCTGAAGTTATCAAGGGTCGGCAAAAAGGACTTCAAATAGAATCCATCATCGATGGCTCCCGCCCCTGCCTCGCAGCCATCTCCAGAAACCCCTGGCGGTGCAGCCCCTGCTGGTGCTACTCGTCCCGATATCGCAACATTGCTCGCCTCAATCGGCGGCGCATAACACACTGAGGAGGTGGAAAATGAGAAAAGGTAGCGTAGCAAGCGCTCCTGTGCAAAAGCCGACTGAAGGCAAGAAGGATATGTCAAAGCCAGCAGGCGGTAAGGTGTCATTCGGAATGGCTCCTGCAGGTCGTAAAGGCAAGAAGGCTTAAATAACTTTAATAGGGAGACTGAGCGATGTACGATCCAGGAACTGATGATGTGCCTCGCTCAGTTACCCCTGCTGATTTCTTTGTAGTAGTAGCAGGGTTAGTGCATAACATAGCGTCATCAATACACGCATTTACAGAAGATTTGATGGAACTCGCTACATATAACGCCATACGACAGAACAAGGTCAAGGCGGTATGGGCAGAGTTCACAAACGATTTAGAAAAGATGGAGGACTAATGGCAGAGCCAATGAACCCACTCGCTGGTAAGGCTGGCCCAGGCAAGTTCTCCGTACGTGAAGATTTGCCGCCATCCAAAGAATATGGCGAGCGCAAAGCGTTACAAGATATTATTATGGGAGCACCTACACCAAGTGGTGCGTCACAACCTCAGCCCAAGATAGTCCCATTGACAGCTCCAACGGAGCGTCCTGATGTGCCACTGACTTCTGGTATGGATATCGGTGAAGGACCAGGATCTGAGATATTGCCAAACTACAGGCAGTCAGAAGCAGATATTATTGCTAAGTATATGCCAGCCTTGAACGCTATGGCATCACAAGCAGACGCACCACAATCATTCCGTCTCTTTGTTAGGTATTTACAGGGGAATCAGTGACCCAGTTTATTCGTGATGTAGCGGCTTTTGTCGACGCTATTGGAATGGATGAGCCAGGTTTAGTCCTATCGCTCTCCTTGATTCCTTGGGAAGATGACGAAGACCGAGACCAGTTTATTTCTCATATCAAACGGGAGGTTTAATCGTGCCTTCCTATTGGGATTCATTTAAGAAATATATTTCTGACACGCTTGGCTCCTATGCTAATGCACCATTCTCACTTGGTGTTGGTATGACACAGGCAAAAGTCGGTCAGGCTAACCCTCAAACCGCTGCTGGACTTAATAACTATCGTGAAAGTACTCGTCAACAACTTCAAGCAGAAGCTCCTAAAGTAATCAATGCGATATCTAAGCCATTTGAACTTGTAGGTATTGACGATGCCTTTAATCTTGGTATCGAAAAGATTGACCAGTTTCATCAAGCAACCTATCCAAAGGTTGCCCGTGTTGCTTCTACAGCTTTGCTCACAGGCGCAGATGTTGTTGCTGGTCGAGAGTTAGCATTAATCGACAACTGGAACAACGCAAAAGAAATCAGTCCAGGACAGGCTTTTTGGAACTCACAAAGTGAAGTACTTGATGCTATCGGTCTTACCGATGCAGCCAAGGAAAAGGGTGTAGATTTACCAACATTCCTCGATCCTAACTTCAATATCGCAGACCCAGACCAGCGCAAGATTGCCTTTGAAGAAGAAACTATTGGAAAAGGACTCTCTGGTTTAGCCGATGGATTTGCTAACTGGTACGGCGATCCTCTCGTTATCCTTGGCGGTGCTGCAAGCAAGGGTATCAAGTTAGGTCTTAATAGACCTATTGAGACTGCAGAAGATGTAGTTCGTCTTCGTAGTGAACTAGATACTCACGGCCTCTATGTTAAAAGCCAGGGCGCTATGGGAAGTAAGACTCCTATGGGAGCAGTAGCTGAGCGTCTTGTAGATAAGAACGTTGCCCAAGCCTATGATGACCCGTTTGTTCGTAGGTCTAACAATAGGCGCTTTATGGCAAGCATTTTGGGTGAAGCCAAAACCTACGATGATGTAGCCGATATGATTGCTGCAGCTTCTGGTGATGTTACCTCTATGCGTAAGTTAGAGGCCCGCGCCGCATCTATTGCTGACGATATCAAGCTCAACACTCAGCTTCTTGATGACTACACAGCCAAGTACGCCAACATTCCTTGGGGCAAAGCAGTAGAGACTGATAAGTATATTCCAACTATTGAGGAATATGACCGTCTTACTAAGGTTCTTGCTGACCTGCGTAGACGCAATAGGAATCTTGATGCTGCCCTTTCTGAGGGTATTGGTGACCTTCGTCTTATCAACGAGTACACCTCGGCAGCGGATGTTACAATCTTAGGCAAGAACATTGGTGTTGCTATTGAGGCATCTCGTGCTAAGAGGGCAAACCTACGCCATAACCTAGGTTTCTTTGTTGACACCTTCCAGGCAAGCCCATTTAGCAGGGCAGTTAAAGTTGTTAGCGCTCCCTTTACCAAGTTGCCACGAGGCATTGTTTATGTTGACGGTGGTCAGGTAGCCAATAGCGCAGATGAGATTAAGTTTGCCCTCAACTCAGAAAAGGTTATGAGGGGTCAAGAATATGTGGCAGAGAAAGAGCGCCTCTTTGGTCTCTATGCTAATGCTCGTAACTCAACAGAACGCCGTGCTGCAGTTGAGACAATAGAAAAAGAGATAGCAGAAGTCATAGCACTTGATGAAGGCTTTACCCTAGAAGAAGCACTTGGTCATTACAACCAGTTCAGCAAAATGAGATCTGGCATTAT